GAAGAATTAAAAGAGTACAAAAACATTGAAGAATTAACGGACTTTCTTAAAAACACACAATACCTACTCGCTGATGATGGTAGATGTGTTTCTCCTGTACAAACGATGTAGTGCTTGTGCATAACGCTAAATCTATGGTGCGTTTGTTCGCCTTACTGATAAGGGAAACAATTACTAACTAATTAAAAAACAAAACAATATGGGACTTAAAAAAGACAAATGCGATATAGATGATGTTAGCGTGAGTTTTAAACCGACCAATAACTTGAGATACAAAAAAAGACAATTTACAACCTCTTTCGGAGAAGATACTATTAGTATGTTACAGCAGGAATGGAAAGCCAAAGACAACTCTACAGAATGGAGGTGGGTTGAGATGATAGATTAATTCACGCTAACACGTTTATAAAATGCGTGAGGCACGAATGCAATTTATAAACTGTTAGGATGCGTTTTAATGCATCAATTTTTAAGAAAGTTATTTAATGCAAATATAATTGTTATATTTGCCACGTCAAGTTATTAAATAATTAATCAAAACACAATGAAAAATCAAAGAATAGGAAATTTCTCAAGCAGTAAAATTCATCATCTGACAGCAAATGGGAACACAAAAGGATCGATAGGAGCTCCATTTATGACTTATGTAAATGAGAAGCTATATGAGACTAAATCAGGAAAACAGTTAGGTAAAGAACATTCAGCAAAAGCCACAACTTGGGGAACATTTGTTGAAAGGTTTGGATTTAGGGAGCTAGGAATTGAATACAAGTTGGAAAGCAAAAAAAGATATGCACATCCTACTATTCCGAGATGGACTGGAGCACCTGACACGATTAAGCCTAAAGAGGTTGGCGATATTAAATGTCCATTTACCCAAAAGGCCTACTTCGAATTGGTAGAAGCAATGGAAAGGGAGCGTAAGAAAGGAGGGGATTTAGCACAAGTTTTAAAGAAATTTAAAAAAGAATATTATTGGCAATTAGTATCCAATTCTATATTGACTGGATTAGAAAATGGAATGCTTGGATTATTCATGCCATTCGAAGATCAATTACAAGATATTCAGGATGAAATGGCTCAATATGATGGTCCTGATGTTTATAAATTATTCGGGTTGGCCAATGCAAATCATGAAGAGTTACCATCATTGAGCAGAGAAGGAATGTATAATAATTTTTATAAATGGTCATTCGAAATCCCAATGGAGGATAAGAAATTCCTTACTGAAAGGGTAATTAAAGCAAATTATGAACTTGATTTATTATTAGCTGAGTAATGGACAAAGGATATTATATAAGCTTAAAAGCAATGAATGAATTGATAGAGATGCCAAAGGAGGACATTATGGCGATATTGAAAGAGATATCAACAGATAACTCCTCAGAGAAAAAGAAAGGGCTTAAATCGGTTGTATTAAACTATCTTGGTAAGTACGAAGGAAAAGAAATATTGATTCATGGAAAATCAATTGGAAAGAAAACGATGGATGAAAGAGCTAAAGAATTTTACAACAAGCTAAGACCATTTATTAAAGAATACAAGCCTGAATTATTAAGAAAATTTTATGATCATTGGACTCAATACAATGATGGAGGGCTAAAAATGGCGTTTGAAAAAGAGAGAACATTTCAAATTTCAAGAAGGCTGGCAACTTTCAAAAGAAATGATGAAAATTGGAACAAAAACAGTCAAGAGGTAAAGCCTGAAATATTAACACACAAACACCCTGATTTAGAATGAAAGGAATAAGCAACGATGGAGATGGAATGATGCAGCCTCAAGCAATTGATGCAGAGGAGGCAGTATTAGGAGCCATAATTTTAGAAAAGGCTGCAATACTAGAAGTCATTGAAATATTAGTTCCTGACGCATTCTACAAGGAAAGTCACAGGAGAATATATGAAGCAGTCATTGAACTTCATAATAACTCACAGCCTGTTGAATTGATTACTCTAATAAACCAACTAAAAAAGCAGGGGCAATTGGAAGCAGTAGGAGGTGCATTCAAGATAACAGAATTGACAAACAGAATTGCCTCTTCTGCAAATCTTAGCTTTCATGCTAAAATTATCATGGAGCATTATTTTCGAAGAGAAGCGATAAAAAAAGGTGCTCAAATAGTAAAGGATGCTTATGATAATACAAATGATGTTTTTGAGGTTCTCTCAAAGTCCGTCGATGGGATATCTGATATTTTTAATCATCTTAAAAAAGATAATTCCAAAACCGGGAGACAATTAGCAAGAGAGGTTATAATTGAGATTGAGAAACAAATTGCAGATAAAAGAGATATAACTGGAATTGCAAGTGGATTAACTGAGATTGATAAAATAACAGGAGGGTTTCAAAATGGGGATTTAATCATAATTGCTGCAAGGCCTGCAATGGGAAAGACTAGCTATGCTACTCAATTAGCAGTAAATGCAGTAAAAAATGGTGAAGCCGTATTTTTTAGCAGCTTAGAAATGACATCGACTAAAATAATGGCTAGGATATTAGCATCTGAATTATCGATTGATTCAAAACTATTGACAAAAGATGTAAAGAAACTTGATATACATGAATTATCAAGCAGATTAGGGGATAGTGCCTCTGCTAATTCAGACGATTTTATAATTGATGACACTTCAGAAATTACAATTAATGAGCTAATAACTGTAATTAAAAAAAAGAACTTTGAAAGAGAAGCAACAGGAAATAAAAAGTTTGGCTTAATTGTGATTGATTACCTTCAGCTATTATACGGATCAAGCTCAAAGAATGGAATGAGAGAACAGGAGATAAGCGAAATAACAAGAAAGCTAAAGAACCTAGCTAAAGAATTAAAGGTCCCTGTAATCGCTTTGAGTCAACTATCAAGAAAGGTTGAAGAGAGAAAGGATAAGCGTCCAATGCTTTCTGATTTACGAGAATCAGGATCTATTGAACAAGATGCCGATATTGTTAAATTTTTATTAAGACCTGAATACTATGGAATTCATCAAGATGAAGATGGTAATCATACATCTGGTAAGGCAATAGTAATTTTTGCAAAGAATAGGAATGGAAGTACAGGAGATGCGGTATTAAGATTTGAATCAAAATATACTAGGTTCTCAAATATTGAAAAAATATCAATCAACGAGGTATTAGGAAAGGATACAATTAACGATAATTCACCATTTTAAACTAAACAAATATGAAAAAGATACTAATAATTGATATTGAAACAACAGGATTATCATCTTCAAAAGACGTAATTTTAGAAGTAGGAGCAACAGAAATTGACTTTGAAAAAAAGGAGTTTAAAATTGTATTTGATAAATCAATTGAGCACCCAAAAGAATATGAGGAAAAAATTAGAGGCTCATGGATTGCTGAAAACTCTAACATACTTGAGAATTACTTTGAGAGAGCAAGACCAAAAAAAGAGGTATTTGATGAACTTCAAGAACTGCTGAATCAATATCCTGATGGAGCAACAGCCTTTAATAATCAATTTGATTTTAGATTTTTGATAACCGAGGGAATGATATTCCCTAAGAAATTAGCATGCTTAATGATATTGTCAACCAATCTTTGTAAATTTCCTCATGCAGTTGCCGGGAGAAAAGGCTATAAGTGGCCCAAGGTTGAGGAAGCATTTAAACACTTATTTCCCGATAGCGATTATGTTGAGCAGCATAGAGGAGCTGATGACAGTTATCATGAGGCTAAGATTGCATTTAAGCTATACGAATTAGGAATTTTTAAATAAAAACATGAAAACAGAAAAAGAATGCAAAGGATCAGGAAAGGCATTAGGTTATGGATGCTCTAAGATTATACCGGTATCATTATACGGCAAATCAAATAGAATTTATGGATTAGGGCTTTCATGTGGCTGTTATTCCAATTGGCTAAGGAACTCAGAGGAGGGTCAATTAAAGATTGAGAGAAGCACCATAAAGGCAAGAGAGCAAGTAAAAAAAGAAGTTAATGCAAAGCATAGGAAAGCAAAGGACTCTATTAAGAATTGGAAAAAAGAACTTCAAACGAAAGTTCAAAGCATTGCTAGGCTGATTGATTATGGTCATTTATGCATAGCGAGAGAGATTGAAGCAAAGCAGATGCATGGAGGTCATGTGTTATCTAAAGGAGGAAATACTCAATTGAGGTTTAATTTACACAATATCCACAGGCAATCTGCATATTCAAACACATACAAGAACGATGACGGCTTAATGAAAGAGGGAATTGTTCGAGAATACGGAAGAGAATATTTAGATTTTGTTGAAGGATTACGAGCTTATGATGTTCCTAACTATTCCAATGTTCAATATATGGATTTCTATCGCAAGGCAAGCAAGATAGCTAATAGCTTAACAAAGAACAAGCGCAAGAGAAATCCAGAGCAAAGAATATCAATGAGAAATAGAGTTAACGAAGAACTAGGAATCTATGAAGAGGAGCAATCAATTTTTAATAATTAACTTTACGGCTCATTGTGTTGGCTACCTAAAGCCGAAAGCTGATGACTTGACACTTTTCAGCCGAGCCCCTAATTAATTTTAGGGGCTTTTTTGTTTAAGTAAGGATAATTAGTATATTTGCCTCGTCAAGTTAATTTAAAAACACACACAATGGAAATATCAGAAGATTATTTAAAGAAAATTCTCGAATGTGTTGAGGAAATTGAGACTGAATTAGAATCAATGAAGCTTTTACCAAGAGAGCCTGAAGATTTTAGTTTCAATGTTAATGCATTAGGAACAGCAAGAGGTACAGTAAGGCATATAGCATATCTAATTAATACAACAATTAAACATCAAAACATTTTGAAATCATGAATGAAGTAAAAGCAGAAGAATTTGGACTAGAGAAAGTTCAATCGGATAAAATAGCAAAATCTTTAAAGCCTGTATTAGATAAAAGACAGGCAATTTTAGCAAGGTATGATGAAGTCATTAAAAAAGAAATCTCTGAGGATACAGTAAAGGAAGCCAAAGAGATTAGATTAGAATTAGTTACTAATAGAACTCAAGGGATTATGAAGTGGCATAAGGAAAACAAAGAGTTTTTTCTGAGAGGTGGTCAATTTGTTGATGCCATTAAAAGAATGGAATTAGGAACAAGTGAACAAGCTGAAAAGAATTTGCTTGATATTGAATTGCATTTTGAGAATATTGAAAAAGAAAGACTTGAGAAATTAAGCGAAAAGAGAAAAAAGGAAATTGAAAAGTTTACGAACGATCTTGACGTTGTTCCTGACAATCTCGGAGAGATGGATGAAGCCATTTGGATTAACTATTTGGAGGGGGCTAAATCCAATCACAAAACAAGATTAATAGAACAAGAGAAGATCGAAAAAGAAAAGGCTGAGCTTGAAAAGATTCGAAAGCTACACGATGAGAGAAGGGAGTATCTAATTAACAATGATTACTACAGATTTCACAATAAGGCAAATGATGCTGTTCAAGAAAACCATTTAGGAAAAATGAGCGATTCATCCTATACCGATTTGATTAATGTACTTCACGAGGAAAAGGCTAATGAGGAAAAATTAAAAGAAGATCAAAGGCTAGAGAATGAGAAGCTAAGAAAAGAAGCAGCCGAGAGAG